ACATCACCCAATGTTTGCTCAAAACGAGATTGAGCCGCTTGTGCCGCAGGTTGAAACGCACCTTGAAAGAATGGATTGCCTTGCAAGAATCCACCAGAGATGGTGTTTTGCAATTGACCTTGTGCAGACTGAAGTAAGGGATTACCCTGAGAAGCACGAGCCTCAAGAGCCTGTAAACCAGTTTGAGTAGTTTGAGATGGGCTTACAAAAGTCTGACCACCATAATACTGAGGACCACCGCCTTGATACAGCTTTTGTGCCTCAGTCAAACCATATTGCAGAAATGGTTGGATTGTTGGGTCAATTTGAGAGGTGGTAGTAGTCGCCATGTTTTACTCCTAGAGTTTCGGATTCCATAGCGGGTCATCCACGGAATCCATTATAGATTGAAAGTTATCCGATAACAACATATTTGTATGTTTTGTTAGCAGTCGAATTTGCAAAATGAGTGATTGTTGCCGTACCCTGTCCTTGAGAACTTGTGTAGATGTTTGTCAAGGCATTGGGTGAGACAAGATTAAGCGTAGTAATCAAAGACGCTGTGGAGGGTCTTGTTGGGCTTGTCTGGGTAGGCAAATGCTCTAAGGAAATAGCTGTGTTAGTAGCAGACCAATAAAGCTCAATATAGTCGTTAGCCGCCAACTCTAAAAAGTAGTTCCATCCCACAATTAAATGTCCATTAACGCCACCATGAGAACTAGGCACAGAGATAAAACCTGTAGAACCTGTCACATTAGTACCATTTTTACGCAACCAAACGCTCACATCATGGATTTGGCTATCAGTATTAATAAACTGCCCAGACCATTGAAAGTTATATGTTCCTGCGTTCTTGACGTTCATCCTTGAACTATTACTTAGAGTCACCCCATTAGAGTAATCAGTAATGTCCAAAGTCATAGCATAGGCAGTATTTGCAGTAGCTATCGGCTGATCTACAAGGCTCTGGAAAGCCCCATAAGGCATCACATCAGCAAAGGCAGCAGCAGAGGCAGGAGCAAACAAAATAACGCTATCTGCGCTAATCCTTCTGTCATCCAAAGTGGTAGTAGTAGCACCACCAGTCGCCAGAGTGACAGTCCCTGTGTTGTTGGTCTTGCCATCCATGATGCCACGGACAACCTCAGCAACTTGACGCTGATCGCCACCAAAAGGAGGGAGACTTCTAAACATCAGCGAGTCCCCTGACCTTGGATTTCAACATCCAAAGCAACAGCAGTTTTCCAAGTTCCTGTAGGTGTAATCTGGAATTGATGGAAGTTACCATTAGACCTAAGAGATACCCTGTTTTCTGAGTCAGCCGCTACAGCCGTTCCAAAGATAGCTTGCTCACTAAGTAGTGTCCTAGAGGCAACAGCAACATTAGCAGAGCCTCCGTCAATCAAAGGTCTAGCTAGGGTTACTACTGATCTACCGCCTGCGTTTAAGTCGCCAGTAACGATATTGCCTGTAGCTGGCGCTCCGTTATAGGTAACAACATAAGCGCCACTTGTACCGCCAAGGAAGTATTTACCGCCCATGTACAGAATAGAGTCCAAGGATACTGTCAAAGCATCAATGCTTGCGGACAAAGAATCTAGTTCTTCTAGATTGGTAGCAGAGGTAGAAGCATCTGAAATGTAATCAGTACCTGCATCTCCATAAGTCCACTTCTGAGTCCTAAAGTTGTAAATAATCAGTTTACGCTGTGCAAATGTAGTCTTAAAGTTCCAAATAATTAGTTTGCGTACAGGGTCTACAGCCGCTGACATTGTGGCAAAAGCACTCTCATCAGCCTCACTAAAGAACCACCGATCAACCTTCTCTGAGCCAATGGCAGTAATTTGTTGACCATCGCACAGATAAAAACCATCGTCACTCAAAAAGAATGTGATGCCTTGAACTTGAGCAATAGAGCCTGCCGCAATACATCCCTTACCACGAGAGATATTGTCAAACTGGAAAACAAAAGGAGTACCGACATAACTCATACGAGATATGCCCTTCTCCATCAAGACAAGACCAAACTCACCACCACGGATGCCAACAATCTGCCCGCCATCAGCAATGTCTTGGAAGTCAGCTTGTGTTACTTGGCTTGTTCCCCATGTAGTCTCATCGTTGATGCCTGACCATCTCACACGAGTTGGATAAACAACAGAACTCTCAGTCGTAAACGCTGTGACCACAAAGTCACGCACTACTGTCAAAAACTTGCACTTAGGCGCACTAGCAGACAAGTCAGCAAATAGTGACGATGTACCCAAAGTAAAGGCTTGTATCGGGTCATTGTTGTTAGTCCCAATAATTACATTGCCAAACTGAGTAAAACGGAATCTATCAAGTGCGGCATTAGGTGTGTAACCACCAGACTTAGATACATTGGTTAGCGCACCAACACCAGAGACACTATAAATCTTGGTTGTTCCAGCCGCAAACAAGTTAGTTGTCCCAGTAGGGGATTTCCCTGCTACCAATGTAGTAAGGCTTTCAGCAGCAGCCGCAGAGAATGTAGCCGCTGTAGGAAGTGGTCCGTAACCAATAGCCTGAGAAACTACATTCTTAGCATCCACCAAAGCACCAGAGATGCTAGGTTGGTCAGGCATCCATTCACCAAATGTTAGTTTTGTCGTAGCCATGTATTACTTCCTTCAGCCTGTATTGTCCATGTGTTGTCATTAGCAGACACAGGTGTCCATGTATTTGTGTCACTAGAAACTACTGTCCAAGTATTTGAATTTGTAGAAACTGGAGTCCAAGTGTTATCGTCTTCTGGTACTGGTGTCCAATTCTCACCAAGGATTACACCTTTTGCTGTGATCGTAGCTGTACCAGTTACAGACGCTACTCCTGCGTAAATTGCGGAAGCATTAGCCGTAAAATCTGCATTACAAGTAATACCTGCAATAGCATTTTGGACTCTGATTGCATCAGCAGTTACAGTTGCAGTTGCATCTATGATACCAATAGCATCTCTAACACGAATTCCTGTAGCACTAACAGTTGCGTTACCAGTTATAGCTGCTACGCCTTCAGCAACCACACCACCATTAGCCGTTACAGTTGCATTGCCAGTAATAGAGGCAACACCATCCTTAATGATGCCACCAACAGCAGTTACATCAGCGTTACCTGTGATACTTCCAGACGCAAGCTGAACTCTTGTTCCACTTGCAGTAACTGTTGCATTAGCATCTATCGCACCAGAGGCAAACTGAACCCTGATTGCATCACAAGACGCACTAGCTGAACCTGTAATGCTTGCACTAGCGAATTGAACCCTAACAGCATCAGCCGTAACTGTTGCCGTTCCATTTACTACCGCTACACCATTCTGAACCCTTACAGCGTTAGCCGTAACAGTCGCAGAAGCACTCACAGACCCATAGGCATCCCATAGGGTAACTGAAGTGGTGTAGAGTGGACTATCGAGTGTGAGTGTTAAGTCATCAATGCTAGACTTTAAATTGTCTAGCGAGTCAATTGTCCACGGAGGCAGTAAATCAGCCATCTCACGCTAAAGTAACGCTCAATGAACCAGAGGCAATGCGAAACACATCACCAGTAGCAATGGTCTTAGATGCGTCAAGTGCTGTGTGATACAGCAAGTTACCAGCAGTAGAAGCATCACGAATACCAATGTGTGTAATCGTACCCCATGCGCCACCAGCTTGAGGGAACTCAACAGCCGCAGAGTTGGTAGTAGCACCATTGCTAGGCGCACCAAATGTCACAGACTGACGAGCATAGCTAGTACCAGAACACTCAGTTCCAGTATCGGCATCAGTTGGGTCAGTTGTATAAAGAGCCACATAAACAGTTGTTGGTGCTGTGTAAGATGTTGCTCGGAGAGTTACGTTAATTAAAGCGTTCTCAAGATAGTTGCTCATTTCAGCCATAGTTTCACCTTGCAGTAAGTTTCATTGCCAATGGGACACCAGAGTATTGACCTTCTTCGTCAGACTTGGTAAGGGAGGAGATCGCTCTGTCGTACATAGTTCCCCATGTATTGATTCGAGCATCGTTCATTAAATATGGTTCTGCCTCAATCAATGCAGCATAAAGCAAAGCATCAGGTGCGATATTCAAAAACACATTAGATGCGTTACTGCTTGACAGATATGCAGGTGCAGCAAAGTACAACATTCTCAATGTGTAAATGCCATCAGGAGGAGGAGACAGTAAGAACTCGTTAGCAAGAATTGTGTAAGACTTAGGAACACCAACTTCTGATGCTCTTGGGTCATTAGACAATGCCGATGGGCTAGAGTAACTCATTGGCTGAATTGGGTTTGTCAATACGACAAAATCACGAATCTCAATAAAGTCAGCAGGTAACTCAACAGTAGAGTCACCAGATACAGTTGATGTCGTTACTGACTTTAGCATCTGACGGATACGCAACTCTCTACGGAGTCGATTCTCTGCAAATGTAATGAAGTCTGGAATCTGGCTAGTCAAGTCAGACCGAGCCAAATATCCTGCAATAGATGTTTTTAAATCAGAGTATGTTGCGAAACTCATACCACTCCAGTCCGAGTTCTAAAAACTCTGTTATCACGCTCGTTTAACCACGCCTTAAAACGCTTCTCGTCTAGCACAGCAAAACCACGCATGATGCCTTGTTTGTTGAGGTCATCAATCACAGTCATTGGAATTGATGCTACTTTATTACCAAACAAGTTATCAGACCATTTTGCTCGTTCATCGTAAGAGTTGTACTCTTTTTTGTTCTGTTCAAGAATGTCAGTTATATCCTGACGAGTCTCAATGATGATTCCACCTTCACCATCAGAATGAACAGCAGATTTACGAAAATTGACAGGATTTTGCATAACCTA